ATCATTAGCGTCACCGCCGACAGCGACAACGCGGTTTCCACCAGCAATGTAGAAATAATCTGTAATATAAGTCGTACTCGATCCACCAACAGCTGACGGTAAGTAAATACCATTTAAGTCTTGGACATTAGTTACATAGTTGTTGGTTGTTGGAACCGTTGCGCCAATTGATGTGTAGTTCGCGCTCGTGTCATCAGCAAACTGTGTATCTGTGTTTGACATCCATGATTGATAATTTAACATGTTCCAACCATCAACCCAGTTCCAAGTATTGCCAAACAGGTTCTCAATACCTCTATACGACATGAATGCAACCTGCCGACTAGCGCTTGATGCGCCGCTTACTGTGTTTGTTGAATTGTTACCAAGACCGTTTGATTTTCCTGCGACTGATGCGCCACTATCTGTTTGCGTACTGGAAGATGCGGCGTAGTTCGTTGCAGTGTTGCCCGCCCCAAGCAAAAGCTGAGAATTAAAGTTGCCATACTCGGTTAGGTACAGCATCAAAACTGCATTCCAAAGATAAGCGTCTAACTGACGCCAGCCGGACCCACGGTTCTTAGCAATCAAACGACATTCCGCACGAGTAACACCAACAATCGGGTAAACGTCTGATACAGAAGCTAGTTTGTCAGCGGTAGTATCTAATAGTGATGTAATGTCGTCAAGATTCAAGCCAGACTTGTAAGTTGAGTCAGTTGCATCCCAGTAGCTCGCGTCATACGCGCCATAATATCGGTAATTAACTTCAACCCCATTCTTTACAAATGCTGGGTGTACTGTGTAGCCACTTCTGGCAACGGCAGAAATATACCAAGTGTTTAAGTTACTAACCTTGGTTTTCTTGATGTAGAACTTAGGAATCTCAACCATCACCATGCCATCAGCGCCGGTTAAAACAGCGGCAGAGCCAGCAGCTTTTTTAGTGGAATCATTTGGATCAAGGTAGTAGTTGACTGCACCATTATCTAACAATAGACAACGCTTCATACCTCGATGAGTTTGTGTCGCACCACCAGCATAAATGCTGTAAGCGTCCGCTGATGAATCCCAAGAAACAAATGTCTCGAGTTCACTACCGTCAAACGTGGTGTCTGAGAACGCGGCTATACTTGCGTTTGTTGCGGTTACCCCATTCAAAGTCGTACTACCAGCGACCGTTACTGCGCCCGGAAGCGCTACACTACCATCAGCGGCCTCATAAACAGCCTTACTAGCGGGGTAAGTAACAAATACTTCTTTGTTGCCCGTACTGAAGTTGACTAGGCTATTCGAGTTCGAGGAAGCCAAAACCGTACCACGAGCCAGAATTGTGCCGCTTGACAGTGTACCAATACCTACTTCCCAAGCGTTGTTTGCAACATCTGAGATGGTGTAGTAGCACGTGTTTCCGACACCGACACCTGCATTGAATGTCTGAAAACCTTGAGGAGCACCGGCGAGCGTGAAACTCCCAGTCCCCGTGGTCGTGCTAAGTTCTTTTACGCGGTCAGAGAGTACAAGCGCCATGTGGTGCTCCTATTAATATTTTTTTAAACGATTCGGATGATTGCGTTTGATGCGTCGGCGGTTGGGAAAATAATAGTAAAGTTCCCGTTGGTACTCACCTTATCTGCACCGAAGTCCAATACAGCGACCGATGGGTTAGTGTAACCAAGACCTGAAGTAGGCGTGGTGTTATAAATCAATGCGCCGCGAGCGGTGATCGAGCTGGCCGACCAAGTGGTATCAGCAAAGTCAGTAAATGCCGTAGTACCTGTCGAGGTTGGGTTGACGTTGGTCAGTGTGTTACCACCCGCGGTGTAGCCTGTCGCGACAACTTCGTTCGAGGTCGTGTAAGCCGTAGTAGCAGCATCCAGCGAAGCCGACGAGGTGTACAGAGCGATCTTAAAAGTGTCACCGCCTGAAGCGCGAAAATCGTGTGCGCCTTCCAACAGTTGCTTTTTAAAACTGGTTGCCATAGATTGAGTTATAGCCATGATGAAGCTCCTTATTCGTAAAGTTTGGCAAGCTCAGGATGACCCGCTTGCTCCAATTTGATTGCCATAGTCAGTCGATCGGACCTAACGGCTTCGGTTAGATAATACACTAATACAGCGCGAACGCGATCTTTATAAGCAAGTGCCTGATCTCGGATAGCAGGAGGGGCGTTATCCCCAACATACACCAGTTTCATTAACGCTTGTTCAGCGATCTCTTCGGGGGTAAAGCCGCGGTTGTGAGTAGTTTGGACTAGCGCACAGCCTAGCATGGTATCCATTATTGAAATTTCCCTTTAGGTAAAGCGGATCGGAAGTTGTCGTTGCGTGTACGACCATCAGCGTAATTCTTGAGGAGAGCTACATTGTCCATAAACAGCTTTTCATACTGTTGTAGAACGTCAGCTTCACCCTTCATAAAGGTGTACGCTTCAATCAACGCGCCGTATAAAAGGCACATCGGGTAGTTATCCCCCAACCATGTCGTCCCTGCGGTAACAATGCTGTCAGGGTAGTAGTAGAAATGCAGCTCTACATCGTAGTCGGCGTCAGGCGTTGGACCAACGATAAACGTGTCGGGGTCAAACAAAGCGTAGTATTTTGGCAGGCCCACTTGATTCGGGTTTGGATACGCCTCTCGGACGTAACTAACGTCTTTTTGCAGGAGGTATGTATACGCGCCTGTCGTTTGGTTCATCGCGGCGAACTCGTATGGAGCCATGAAGTCCGCGGGAACTTGTACGTATCGGTTGTTTGCTGTCAGCTGACCAGTCATATTGCGACGTAGGACAGGGATGAGCACCGAGTTATAGATCCGCTTTTCCGCGTTTTGGACGAATGTGGGGATCTCCGCTATAAACGTCGGATCGTTATTCTCTGTGTACGAGATGATCGAAGCTGCTAGCGTCGTATAGTTCATGCGTTACGCCAGTTTTTTACTGGAGTTCGTACCTTTAGTTGCTGCGCCTGTACCGCGGGTCTTCACGGTTTGCGTGTTTGCGACCTTATTTGGGTAACCGGCGACATTCGGAACGGGTAGATCTTTGATCTTTTTATCTTCAGCCATGTGAGGCTCCTTCAGAGTTTTTAGGATATTACCACAGCAACTGTGCCGATAGCGCCGGTTGCTAAAAGATTATTAGGGGTCGTTGCTGGTTCAAATAGGGGGTTGTTGTTATTAAACCCCACTGGATTCCACCCCCACTGAATGCCACGTGATGCGACTAAGTTAGGATCTGGACGAGCGTCACGAAGGGCTTGTGGATCTGTGATCCGTAGTCTACCTACTCGCCACTGTGGCTGATCCTTATCCAAACAACTCGGACAAACTCGGATGCCTGTTACAACCTGATTCACCACCTGTGGTTTGAGTTCTTTGTAAGCAACCTTTCTCCCACACCTGTCGCAAAACGCGATCGATTTTTTACCGGAAGCGAATTGACTACCCATGATTTAGCTCGATATGTAAGAGCGACGTGGCACAAAACGTTGAGGTGATTTCTCACGATCTTCGTCCGCAGCCAACTGATAAGCCTCATCAGCCAACATCTTCAGCATAGCCACGCGATCAGGAGCCACATCAGGGCGCTTCAAGGCGATATGGTAAGCCAGTGCCGCAGTAATAGCGGGTACAAACCGAAACGGCATATCTGCTGTAATGTCACCATTGTTACCAACATCTTGGATGCGACGAAGCCGCCAGTATTTGAGTGTATACGTGTAAGCCCCATCCGGCACCGGCCAGACAGTAAATTGTGGGATGTTCAGTCGTTGGATATAGATCTGAACCGGACGACCCTGTTGTACCTTGTTGGGGATGGTTGCGTACACCGAGACGCTGATGCGGCTGATGTTAATATCTTGCGGCTGCCCGCCTTGTTCTGTGCGGACTACGTGCTCCATCAGGTCAACAGTATCTGCTGGGAGGGTGTATGTAGATTGCCCTTGAGTCAGAACCTGAGTCCCTTCCTCGATCGTCCACATATTGATACCCTTGTTCGCCCACTCCTGAAAGATGAAGTTAAGCGATCGACGTGCGGTCTTGATGTCATAACCTGTACGAATCTCAAGGCCACAACGCTCAAAACTCTCCTCAATAATCTCAGAGAAGTCTGGGGTCCAAATTGCTACACCGCTTGTCGTCATTGGTTTCGCCCTAAAAGACTAATAATACCGTTGTTTGTTGATGTGCTTAGTTCGTCAGAAGGTTGCATTGGGTTCTCTCCACCACGGTTAAACAACCGACCAAAAGTCGCGAATTGTTGTGCTCTTGCCGCTGCCGCAGCGGCCTCAGCGTCCGCTTTTTGTTTTGCAATTATCGCCTCGCGTTGTCCGGCAAGGGCGTTGATGGATTGATTATATCCGGTTGCCAACTCTGCCGCAGATCGGTTTTGGTATGCTCGCTGTTGCTCAGCCATAGCTAATGCACGGGCTGGGTCATAATTTGATCTTGGTGTGGTAGCGACGGTGTATCCCGGGTGTTGCCCAAACATATTAGCGTAGATCACACTTGGTGGGACATAATACCCGCGGTCAGTGTTTGCGATTTGTGGGGTGTAAGTGGTTGTCGTTGGAGTACGCATAAGAAGCGCTTCTGTATCCACAGGCGCTAACGTCGTCGAGACGCTTGACGTGTCCCGTGTTTCTTCGCTTCCTGAACTACCTCCACCACCTGACATCTTAATACTCCTTGGGTTGTCTACGGGTCTTATCCCGTTGCTTCTTGGCAATACCCATCTCGTTTGCCCGAAACTCACCGCTATACTTCTTCACCTTCTGTTTACCGCCGCGCTCAGAATCAATACTCTCTAAGAAACGGCGATCATGCAACAAATTCTTAGCCATTAGCAGACCCGTCCGCGCCCCACACCTTTACGTGCAACACCGCCACCACGAGCCATCTTAACACAGCCACCCTTTTTCATGCCTTTGTGTTCTTCGGCATAAGCTTTCGGTGACATGCGACCTGACTTAATTGCAGATGCTTTCTTAGCAGCGCCTGAACCGTGACCTTCGGACTTCTCACCTGCGACGTATTGTTGCTTCGAGATTTTGCCACTTTTCAGAGCCTTGGCTTCCTTCATTTCTTCTGCGGGAGTTTCTTTACCACCAAAAAGTTTCTTAGCCATGATTACACCATTCGTCCTTTAGTTTTACCTTTTACGGCGCAGCCGCAGCCTCGGACCTTACCGCCACTAGCCATTTTCTTAACTGAACCACCACATTTCTTCTTTACCACTGAACCCATGTCGTCGTTGCGTGGAGGCTTGATACCTTTGTCAGCAGTAAAAATGTTCGCATCACGTGGGTTAGGCTTCGTCTTGGTTGGGCCTTCGTTAGGGCTTGGAGGCTGACCTTTGTCAGCTGTGTAAATGTTTGCGTCTAGGTCTTTAGCCATACCACCACCTTTAAATTTTTTGCCTTTATCGGCTTGATTGAATTCTTTAGCTACATTCTGCGAAATCCCAACACGCTTAGCAAATGCAGGGTCATGTGCGGCGGCAGCCATAAAATTACGTTGTTTCTTTGAGGTACTTGGCACAGTCAACCTTTCCAGTGGGCCACAACCCAAGTGATGAAGCTACCAACTGCACCGCCCGCGCCACCGATCATCATCAGGATCTTCCATCCACCACGAGCTTCAGAAAGAGTCTTGTTGATCTCGGACAATGCGATACGCACTTCCTTCATCTCCGCGGCTATGGCATCCAGATCATCTTGAATATGCTTAATCTCCGCGCCGTGTGTTGCGATCTCTCGGATCAATTGCTCGTCACTCATTTGCAGTTCCACCTTTTCAGGCTTGCGGCCTTACGTGTCGGACGACCTTTCTCATCCTTCATTGGACCGGGCATACCACTCATACGGGCACAAAAAGACTTTTGTCGTGCGCCACCTTCCGGCTGAGGAGCCTTTAGGTTTGAGCCTGTTGCTTTATTGTATTTGGCGCGACCCTTTGCAGTGAGGCCAGCCCCTTTCGAGACTGGTAACTTCTCACCGCGACCGACCGCTAGGCTTACGCCTTTCTTAGCCATAAAACACCGTGACCGATGTAACCGTCGTAATATCCAGATATACATTCGTATCGAACACGATACCCTCACCCGGAATGATTATGTTACACGGTGCACTGCTTGCGCTGTTAGCGACGTTGATTGTCAACCGAGTAATACCCGATCCACCACCATCGATCAAAGCTACAGTCCCGGCGGAACCGGGCGTCGGTGTAATAACTAGACCTTTGACACGTGTACGCGAACCGTAAATACTACCGTCGTCATTACGCGTTGTGGCCTTTACATCATATTGCATAGCCATGCTTGGCTCCTTTCAAGAAGAAAGATTAGCCAGCAGAAACTTTAACCGTACCGGTATCGTTCCACAATTGACCAGCAACAGCAGGGTCCGTAGTGGGTAGGGCAGACAGAATAACAGTGCCCGAAGCGCTCAGCGTAGTGGCGGCGACAGGGCCAGCAACAGCACCAGTAACATTACCCGTTACATTACCTTCAAAACCATTGTCCGACTTAACTGGACCAGAAAACGTTGTACGCGACATAGTAAACTCCTGTGTTATAGCACACACCCCATAAGTCTCTATAACGTCTGCCGGGCCAGTCGTATGGGGTAAAGTAAGTCCCGGGTATGGTTGGATTATATTCTATGTGTTTGAAGTGTCAACATATTTAATCAAAAATCCTACAAATGGGCCTCGGATGATTGGGGTTCCCGCTTTCAGTGCGCGATTTATTGTGGGTGCCTTCATTCCAGTCATCTCGCGTAGCAATGAAATACTTGTGTACACTTGTGTATCACCATCCGCGTCTCGAACAATAACTGCCTTACTGACCTTAGCGCCGTGATCCGGACGGTTTTTCCCATACCAATAGTTGCCTTCTCCTGTAAGTGTTGCGCTAATCTTCATACGCGTAGTGCTTGATACTTCGTGACCTTTCATAGACTCACGGCGTTTTGCCTTTTCTTCCTCCGTTTGAATCCGAGCCTTACTAGCTGCGGCGATTTTAGCAATAGCTTCAGGCGTGTGTTTTTGCCCTTTCCACGGATTGTTCTTGTTGGCTTCAGAGATTTTAGCTCGAGTCTCGGCGGAAGGCTGCTTCCCCCAATTTGGATTGCTCCTACCAGAAACCGCTGCGCTTAATTTTGCACGGGTCTCAATTGACGGTGACTTACCGAAGTTTGGGGTTTCTGCACCCGACTTACCTCGCATGGGGGCACCAGCGGCTAACGCCCAGTTGAAGCAATAGTCTTTACCTGCGTGATCGTCTAAGTACTTTTGTTCAACAAGCAGTAACTCTGCGGGGTTCTCAACTTCCTCTAGTACTTCAAATAGAAACGCTGTTTCCCCGTACTTATCCCACGAGGCTTGCATATTTTTATTAGGGTGGCATCCGGTACGTAGGTCTTTTCGGTGTCGTGCCCACCGCTGAGTCTTATTAACAGTACTGCCAATATAAAACTTTTGATTTTCGATACAGGTAATCTTGTAAATTACGCTCATGAATAACACCTCCTATGTCATATTAGCCGTAATAGTAACATAGAACGTGAAAAAAGAAAAGCCCCCACGAGGGGGGCTTCCAAAGCCTTATACTACAAGGCTTTTATTTGTTGCTTAGGCTGCGCCTTGACTGCCGTACAGACCCAACGCGTCCGACCATCCAAATGAATAACGCTCGCGAGCCTTGTATCGGACGTTCCCAGTATCAAAATCACCTTCCATTTGTGTGGAGAGCGGCGTACGGACAAAGTGCTTCAGACCGTTAGGTACATCCGTCAGAAGGAACCATGCGTCAGGGTCGGTCAAGAAGTTGTTAACAGTGTAACCTTCTGGAATCGAACCGTTGGTCTTCAGCGCATTGAGATCGTTGTCAGCGGTTGCTGGACGCTGTTCAGTTTCGAGGACGCGGGTTGCAACGAACATATTGCTCGGAGCGATTACCAGCTTCTTCGGCTTAGCGGCGATCAGCAGACCGCGTTCGTCAGTCCATGCAGCGATTTGAATCACGGCATCTTCCAGCGAGGTTTCGTTCAGGTCAGCAGCAACACCCGGGACGTTCGAGTTAACACCACCCGAAACCAGAGGATGCGAAGCCGAGCACAGTGCTACACCATCACCACCCTTGTAGGCGCTGTTGAAAGCGTTGTTCAGGACGTTTGCAGCCTTAACTTGCTTGGTGTACGACATCGAACGAGCCAGAGCCTTGGTATAACGCGACGACAGTGAGTCGTACAGGTTATCTTCGACAGCTTCTTCAGTGATGCTAAAACCCAAAGCGATCGTCTCGTGCGTATAGCGCGAGGTAAAGGCTTCTTGAGCATTGTCATAAGCGATAGCCGAGCCTTCGGTCTTCACCGGAGCCGTGCCAAAGCCAGACAGCTTGGTTTCTTCTTCGAAGCTACGTTCCGAGGTTTCGGTTTCGTAGATCTCTTTGTGTTGCTCACCGTAACGCTTGTATTCCATACCGAACAGCGCGTTTAGGCCGGGGAGCAGCTCTTTAAGTAGTTGTGAACGAGAAATAGCCATTTATTAGCTCCTTATACGCCAGTGGCGAAGTAGTACGAGTGAGCACCTTGATTGAACTTAACAATCAGGTCCGGATATGCGTCACCAGCCGTAGCAGTAACAACATCAACTACACGCATAGCGAGCGTAGCGGTCGAGGCCAGCGAGCCACCGTTAGCACCAACAACCAGATTTACGGTCGAGAGGCCAGTCGTAGCGTTGCCACCGAAGTTGCCCAGAGCAGCATTTTTACCAATCGCACCGGCAGCGCCGTTGGTCAGGGTACCGAAAGCGGCAGAACCTTGGATCTGATACAGCTGATCAGGATCGTCGCAAACGTGGATAGTGACATTGGTGTAACCACCAGTGATGGCGTTAGCTGGAAGCGTCTGAGCGTACACTTGATACTTCAGATTAGGGTCAACGTACGAAACACCTACGCATACACCGATCACACCAGCAGTAGTGCCAGTAGTAATGGTAGCAGCCAGAGGTTGCGGGTTGCCAGCCGACGACAGTTGGATCAGATCACCGGTATAGAAAGCGACAGTGTTATTCGTAGACAACTTCACTTCACGAATTACACCACCATTGAAGGCTTGACCACCGATCAGATTAACCGGCTTCAGGCCATAGGGAGTGCTAGTAGCAGCCATATGTAGCTCCTTAAATTAAGAAATTTCGGCTCTTACGAACCAGAACCAAATGTAACCTTTGAATTTTTCTCTTTATAGAGTGGCATTCGCGGATCATTTTCACGCATGAAGTTGTTGTCTACTGCGTCAGCTTGCTGTTGAGTAGCCTTGGCGTAATATTGATTACGCTGTTGAACCATCTCAGACGGCATCTTACACAGAATCAGACCGCCAACTTCAACCAAACCAGAGGTACGGGCATTCTGGTCGAGATACAAAGATAATTCCGGGTGATCTTCCGATCGTACTGGTTCCCAACCTTCTCGACGTTTCTTCGAGACGTTTGTCGGGTCTTCTTGTCCAAGCATCGAACGACGAATCCAACGGAATTTATAACCCTCTTGTTCCTGCGGTACCGGTAAGGTACTTGCGGGCATCCAAGTCTTTGGGCGAGCATCCTGCTCACGGGTTTCTAGGGCACGAGGTGTGCGTTTTGGGGTTTGGTTATCAACCATTTTGCGCCTCCAGTTTGGCGAGTTCTTGTGCATATTGCTGCGGCGTTAGCCCGAGCCGCTTGGCAACACGTTGTTGTGATGCAGAGAGCACTACCTTTTTTGACGAGTTGGGTGTACGAGACACACCAGCCACGACGGTAGCGGGTTTTTTACTGATAGGCTTTGGAGAAGCCTCGAACTTATCCGGGAATACTTCCCGCATCCGTTCATCAATCTTGCGGTAATAAAGATCAGGTTCGACGCGAGGATCAACACCTGCCTTCACCAGTCGGTCATGTACACCGTAGGCAAAAGCCGTCATCTCGTCATCTTGTCCGAACCACTTATTGTCTTCTGCCCATGTCGATGCACGGGGGTCAGGCTTCGGTGCTTCAGTGCGTGTTTGTTTAACTGACTGAATAGTTTCATAATTTTCGTCGTTTGGCAACTGTTGTGGCCGCCATTCTTCGTATTTCTTACGTTCAAGGGCCGCTTCCATCATTCGTTCTTGTGCGGTAGCCATCGCTTCTACATCGCCAGCCTCGAAAGCATCCTTATATTGCTTCTTAGCGGACTCAAGCGTGATAACAGCTTTTTCCTTAAACTGAGATACGGCGAACTCTTCACCAGCTACGTACCGTCTTTGCAGTTCTTGCTTTTCCTGCAACAACTTTTGAGCAAATGCGGCGAGTTCTTCTCGTTCCCGGAGGGCGGCTTCTTTGGCGCGACGCTCATCATGGTAACCATGACGTAACTCATTGATACGCTTCTTAACGCCGTCGGAGTAAGCTTCTAGCTCTTCCTCAGTCGGTTCCGGGTTCTTGTTCAGGGGTTTCTTGTTGCGGTCCTGAGCTGGGGTGTCATCGATAATCTCGACTTCAGCCTCATCCTCGTTAGATTCCTCAACTTGACCACCGGCCTCAAAAGGTTCGATGGGATCTAATTCGTACTCTACTTGGTCTTCTTTAGGCATGGTGTTCCTCCATGTTAGCCAGCGCGGGTGATGCCGCGGGGATCTTGAACTACTGCTTCAACCGAATCATCGTTAATGAGACGGAACTCTTTGTTGTGCACCTTAAGGCGGGTACCTGAGTAAGCGCGAAGAATAACGAAGTCACCTTCTTTACACCAAGGGCCAGTTGGGAACTTAGCCGAGTCCTTATAACAGTCCGGACCCATCTTGATGACAAATGCGACAACCGTAGTTACTTCTTCTGCTTGGCGAGTTACATCGGCTTTCAGAATGCCGCCTTCAAATGCTTCCTCAACATCAGGTAGTGCAACAAGCATCTTGTAGCCGGTTGGTTCTGGTAACTGCTTAGCCTTCTGCTCTTGGGTTTGCTCCTCCGGATTCTTTACCCCCGGTGGTAGAACTAGCCCCTCAGGGGGCAGGATCAGATCAGACATCTATTACTCCTAAAGCGACTTGCGTCGTAAAAACGTACCAAAAACTGGTACGACCGTACCAAAAACTGGTACTACTCCTTCTCTTGAAGTTGTTTGACCAACTCCTCGAAAACACTTTCTGCGTACGCGATACCGCGGATGCGGCCTGTGTAGTGCTTGTACTCCTCAATCGTGCGGCAATTATCTGATGCAAGATCATCAGCTAACTGGTTTAGCTCTGCCCGAAGCGTCTTTTTGTAATACTCGACGAAGGACAGGTATAGGTTGTCCACAGTTATTCTCCTTTAGGTTTTTCCTTGCGGAATGTTTGTGCTTGACGGTTTTGTGCGGCGACTTCACGTTGTGTGCGCATCTGGTCTTTAGATTTGGCGATGTCAACACCTAACTTTGTACCTGCGAGACGTGATTCGGTTTGGAGCTTATCCTTGTCATAAGCGATCTTAGCGCCTAGTTTTGCGCCTTCGACGTTAGCTTGGGCCTTCAGACGTGCGTCCTCTAGCTCCTTCTTCACCTGCTGTTCGATCAGTCGGACCTGCATGGTGTCCTCGTGCATCTTCGCTTTCAACTGTAGCTCTTGCGACTTCAACTGTAGCTCTTGTTGCTGCATCTGGATGAGAGGGTCTTGGGCCTGTTGCATGGCTTGCTGCTTCGCCATCTCGTTCTGATCCTTAGCCAGCAGTTTATCCGCGGCTTGAGCCACAACACTAGACAGCTGATACTCGATTTCTGGTGGGATCTCTTGTTCTGGATCAGGGAGTTGGACGCCCAACATCTTCTCAAGCTCGTTGCGATATGCGTAAGCGACGTGTTCTGCAATATGGGCCTGCATTGCCTGTTGCATCATTACAGCGTTAGGGTTCTGACCGATGATCATCTGGAGCTTTGGATCTTGCATCGCGGTTGTGTGGACCTTAATGTGCGCCTCATGATCTTGATAAGCAAATGCTTTCACAGGTTTACTCATCAGAACTGCCATATTCTCCGCCACAGGATCTTTTGGCTTCATCGCGTCCTTCAACGGGATGATCTTATCTGCGTTCTTCAGGCCAAGCGTGCGTAGCATGTCGCGGTAGAGTTCTGGCAAATCGAAGATCTGTGGGGCTTGGGTAGACAGCTGTGTAGCGGCTTGATACTGCATAATGCGCTGAGCCATCGTAGCGGCGTTAGGGTCTGAAACTGGGAGAATCTCAACGATCTCGTAGTCGTCTTCCTTAACAGCGCGGTTGGGGTCCACATCATAGTCGTATTCGTCCGACGTAGTTTCTGCGATGATCTTCTTCAGCAGCTTGAACTCTTGGCGCATTGCAGCGTGAACACGGGCTTGTACAGCACTCATTACCTTCAGGCTACGCTCAATCAAAGCCAGTGTGGTGCCGACAGGCGCGTTAGCGCTCATGTCAGAGATCTTCAGGTCAGCCACAGAAGCGAAGCGACGGCCATCTTCAACAATGGTTGCCAGTAGTGCGGCTAGAACTTGACTTGGTTCTTTATACGGCAGCGGAAGGATGTTGTCGCGAATCGCGCCCCCCGGTACATCAACGTCTCGCCATTCACCCGGAGCGATTGGGGTGTCATCACCCTTAATACGCAAACCGCGGCTCTTCAAGCCTCCCGGGAGATTAGATAATGTGCCAGCATCAACAAGCTGACGGAGCAGGCTAGTCGCAGACTTGGCGTGTCCACCAACCAAATGGATAAGACCAAAGCCATAAAACCCAAAACCAACAATGTATTGGTAATGAACGAAGTAATCGCGCTTCTTCTTCCACTCATCGTCCATCTCCCAGTTGCGGTAGATCGATAGCACTTTCCCATTAGACTTGTTGATGGTCACTACATACGGGCGTGCGATACCGTCTTCATCCTCATAACCCGGAAGATCCAACTCAACGTGCATCTCGAGAACTTCAAAGCGGTCGTCTTTGTTACCAGACCAACCGATCAACTTATCTTTCTCTTTGGTCAACTCATCCAAAATACGTTCTGGGTCACCCAGATCAACGTCACGATAGAAGCCTGCTACCTGCAACTTCTTAATATCGTTCTCGGTTTTACGCATCCGGTGGGTATATCGTTGAGCTGTTGTGATATCCGACAGCCCATAACTGATAACAAAGTCTTCTGCTGCGAGGAATACGGATGTTTGACGACCTAGTGACGGGTCAAAGTACACTTTCTTAAACGCCGAACCTGAAATTGGCAGGTTGTAGAGCATACGCTCGTGTTCTTGGCGGTACTCAGGCATCTGTTCAGTCAAACGCCAGTTCATATCGTTCTGGACGCGCATAGCCGCGTCTTCTTTTTCCTTGGTCTGTCGCCCAATGATCTGTGTTTTAACAGGGCCAGAGGCTGGAAATGTCTCTGTAATGGTCTCAGCTTGGAATCGAACCACCGCTTCAGACAGCATCGGGTGATAAACACCGCAAGCGCCATCCCACGGTTCCGTGCGCTCATCAATCTTAAGGCCCAATAACTCCAGACCTTCCTTGTACATTTTCTCCCATTCCGTACGGGAGTTAAGATCGTCGTCGTAGTTACTAATTAACTCATTTGCGAGTGCATCAAGCTCTTTCTCATCGATTTTTTCAGCGAGATTCTGGCGAAATTCAGCTTCTTTGACCTCATCAGCCATCTCTAAGGCGTCTTCTAACGCTTCTTGCGCCGCATCTTCCGAGTCCGCGGCCAATTCGACCTCAATATACCCATCTTCAGTCGGCATATCGAACCCCGCCTGATAAATACCATCTTGGATTGCGGTAGCGCCACCTGCGCCGATCGATTTGTCTACATTTGCCATAAATTTTCTCGCTTGGGTCCGGAGTTAGTCGGAATTTAGATATACTACCAGATTGTTCAGTAATGTTTGTAATTCTTCTACCGTAGAATCACTCTTAAGACGGTTAGCCCGGTGTGATATGACGGCGATATTATCTTTTGTGTACCCTTTTTCACACACTTTACGGTCGATGGTGGGGCTATTGCTGTGTATTTTACCTGTTGCGTATACGAGGGGAAGTCCCAAAAGAGGACAAGTATCAGCCACAGCATCCAAAACATCCAACATAGTGATCGTGCAGGGGAGTCCTGATCGTTTAGCCCGCATCTTAGCGTTAGCGATTGCGTCATACGCCCAAATTCGAACGGGGTCAACATCCTTTAGTCGCGTCCGCCGGTCTTTTGATCGTTTGTGGTGTATTGCTCGCCATGTTGGGTCTGAGTATTTCTGCTGAAAGTATGCGGCATCGCACTCTCGACACCTATTTCGGCGTCCATCTGGTCGCTTTTTGTCTTGGTTGTATGCTTCAAGCGGCTTTTCTTCGCCACAAGTCCGACATATCTTACTGCTGTGTCCCATAACAGGCTAATAGTATGCGGCACGGCGTGGAACAAAACCACCATCATCAAAATCGCGATCACTATGGAGTGATATAAAACCTCCATTACGAAAACGAGCCAGTGCCATAGAGCAGCAGTCAACTTGGTCATCATGTGCGCCTACTGGAAAGGAGCTTACCTCCTCAATTACGTCCTCAGCCCATCTCCGACCTGCCGGATAATAGACCATACCAGACGCAAATATATCACTAACTGCGATCAGACGGGCTACTTTGTCTCCAGAAGCCCGAGTTGGGGTGAATTCTTGGACTGGAACACCGGTTCTGCGCATTTCTTGGTACAACTGAGTACCAGCGGACTTCTTTTCCACGATAAATGCGTCTGGTTGCCAGTATTTGTACTCGTCGTAGGCCAATTGCTTCAGTTCCGGGAACTCTAACCGCTTCTTTATCGCATTGAGAAGGATGATTTTAGCCGTCTTCTCACCTGTAACCTCATCATCTGTGTAGAAGACCCCCCAAGTAAGCAACGCAGTAAAGTCAGCACGGTTGTTTTTCTCCGCTGCCGCATCAAGGGCCATGATGATGAACTCACACGCTGGTGGATCGTCACGCTCCCACGGCTGCCACCACTCCCGCTTGATAATTGCGCCTTCTTCCGCGGTGGGTTTTTGCATGTACTGAGCGTTCCACTGGAAGGCGGGCATTGACGCCTTTGTACGAAGTAGACTCTCGAGCGACCATTGTTCCGGCCAAAGACTTTTCTCATGGTCTGTCCCCTCGCCCAATATGGCTGGAAATTCTACAACGTCCCATTGGTCTGATCCGGGGTTTTTAGCTGAGTCTTCAACAACTTTCCCGATGAGATCGTTCGGTGCCCATCTCGTTGCGACGATAGCAACTGCACCACCCGGCATGAGGCGCGTCCGTAAGCCGTAAGCGTACCACTGGTAAGCCTTCTCAAAAATCTCGTAGTTTCCATTGAGGATATCCTGTTCATTGTGAGGGTCATCGAGCACGATAAGGTCACCACCACGGCCCGCCAGTGCCGATCCCACACCACAAGCGTAATACTCACCGCCATGACTGGTGTTCCATCGCCCTGCCGACTTCGAGTCAGCCGCTAGGTCCACACCGGGGAAAATCTCTTTGAAGCTGTCCTGCCCAACGATGTTTCTAACCTTACGACCAAAGTCTACCGCGAGGTCCGCTGTGTGGGAGACCATCAGAATCTTTTTGTTGGGGAAGTTCCCGATGAACCAAGCCGGGAAGTAGATGGATGTCAGCTGTGATTTACCCATCCGCGGTGCCATACTGACCGTCGCCCGGTCCTTCCGACCGTATGCCATATCCTCAAGGATCTTCGCCAACTGCTTATGGTGCGGCCCGATCTTGTAGTCCGGGTCCATATGTTTCACAAATGCTAACAACGACGACCGTTTTAGTGCCCCAAGCTTACGTTGCAGTAGTTCTTGCGCAGCGGTGAGTGTATCAACCCGCAGCTCTTTAGGCAGTGCCGATGCGTTTTCGATAATGCGCTTAATCTGCTCAATCGAGAGGTTTTCATTCAACACTGGGTTTTAGTCCTTCTGAATGACAACGCCATCTATCGTCTTAGCATCAAGGATCTCAAGTGCCTTCTTCAACTTGTCCTCAAGCTCTTCGGTTGACTGCTGCTTAACTGTGACCTCAACCCGCTCGGTGAAAAGTCCTACTTCAGTAATATTACCCAGCAGTTGTAGAGCGCGTAGCGCTTGCTTGGGGTCTTTGTCTGGATGTGACTCTTCTAGCAGTCGATGGGTGACGTACTTACGGACTTGGGTGGCGTCTCGAATGATCTCGTGGTCGTACTGGGTGAGTAGCGCTTCTAAATGTAGTACCACTGCGGGGCGTTTTAGCTCTTCTTCGGTTGGCTCACGTCCAGCATGGAAGATCTTCCTCGCTAAGTCTCGCCCATCCAACACCTCATCGACCGGAATCTCGTCGTCCCCCAACGCCATCAACGCACAAGCAGTCATTGCAGCGGCATGGATCTTCTCACGGGTATCCGTGATCTTCATCGGAATGGGTGGGGTGTCCTCAAGGGGTGGGATTAGCACCGAGATCTGGGGTGGGTCAAGGAGTTCGTTTGGGATCATATGATTCCAGTGAAAATAAGGTTGTGGGGATTTGGCGTTCCGTTTTGGTTTGGCTTCATCTGGGGCAACCAGTACATCCGGATAAGGGATAGCGCAGCAAAACGGGCGGTCTCACCTCCAAACAAGGCTGCCAGCGACGGCATATTCACGCCCCACAGCCGGATAATAATGTAGCTATTACGTAGTTGTCCAGTGTTTCACAACTTTTAGGTAGTAAAAAATTTTTACAACGCCTGTTTTGTAGACCCCGGGGTGTTTTCCTGTAGAAGGTTGATTTCACATAGGTACTGGAAAACGTGTTTAAAATCAACGAGTTATTGAGGGGGTAGGGGGGGTCTTGATGAGCATGACTTGCAAGGTGTTTTCAGATAAACAGGGTTGTTTTCCTGAAATCTGGTGAAAATTGGAGGTTGCTCGTGTGGAATAGCATGTATAAGCAAAAGAGTCCCGTTGCCACACAAGGCCGCCCCCCGGTAGGGTGGGGTCGCCCCATACAAAAAACAGCCATTTGACAACCAGGATCAACTATGATATACTCATGCGCGCGTCTAATGTATATATAAGACCAAACTGTCCTAATTAGTACAACAATACACCAGAAGATAATATCGGTTGACATCCTGCGCCATCCGTGTATAATGGGAAGTGTTGATCAGGTAATGACAACATTCTTTCTTAATCATATAAAGGTGAACATTATGTCTAAAGTTAATAATACGAACATTCACAATATCCTTGCTGGCGGTACGGCTGAAGCCCCTGTCTACGTTGTGGCTGAATCAGTTGCGCTGGTACATCCGAAGGAAATCGCCGCTGCTGGGAACGCGCTCGGTGCGCTGGCTTTCAACCTGCTGGCCGGTACGGTATCGCCGGAATTCACTGCTAAAGGCGGGTTGGATATCTTCCCGCGTGCCCTTAAGAATGACAAGGCCGCTGTTAAGTTTCTTTTGGATTGTAAGGCCGACACCATCCGCACCGCTTGGGAGAATGAACAATTGACCCGCAAGCGTTACACTCAGCCCACGCTGCAAGCGCTCGCCAAGGCCGTTAAAAATGAGGGTAAAGAGGGCGGTGAAATGAAAAAATCAGTCGCGCAACAAGTCGCGGAAATTCTCAAGGGCAAGGGTACGCCAGCTAAGAAACTGGAAGCCATCGCTGAGCTTGCCGCTATCAAGAAAGAGCTGGAAGCCGAGTAACCCAATGGGGGGCGCAAGCCCCCTGTACTAATTAGGACAACCAACCCCCATGTGAATCACCCCCAACCCCAACCGACCCCGCCTTGAGCGGGGTTTTTTATTGCCCTACTATCATTTACTATCACGCGAGTATAAGTAGCTGAGCCTTGAACTAATGGTGGCTGAGCCAGTACCGATCTGGTGCGCCCTTAACAAGCCCTTAATATCCCCTCACATAACCCATAACAAACCCTTAACAAGCCCTTAACTATCACCCTCGCTCTCTTAGTAGCTGAGCACGACGCGTACGATACACCCCATATAAAAGTTGCAGGTCTGCGCTACCTTCTAATTGCGCCCAAGGTGGGCGAGTCCCAGTTGTCCTTAAAAGATTTATAGCGTGATTACATATGTCGTCATAGAATGCGATCCATCCTTTAGCATGATCGCGAGCTAGCTGCTGTTTGTGTGCGATATGCGGGGTCAAACTGAGCGGGGTGTGTTGGTGGTCGCGCAGGTACTTCCGATCCATCGCAGTTTTCTTATTGCAGTAGACTTTCATGTCCTGTTCAATATCTGGGTGATAATGCGGATAGCCTACCTTAAGTCGAGCTTGTTGGTGTGTCCTATTTAGGACGACCTGTTTCGCAGATTTCTTCTTCTGACGTATCGCGGCAGCAGCCAACTTATTCCGGCACACCGAGCAAAATATAGATTCTTTGCACGTGCCATCACCTCGACGCACCCGAAAACGCTGCCAAGGTTTTTCTTCATTACAACTAGCGCAAATAATTTTATCCATTTTCCAATCTCATATTTAGGTTGTTTGCAGGAACACCGCAAAGCCTTATGGTACATGAGTTGTACCTAAATAGCAATGTTTGTTCTTTTTTCAAGAACGCGGCAGCCCGCATGGGAGTAAGGATGTTCGTATGTTCTAGTTTTCTAGAAAAATATAGATAAGATAGGAAAAGGAACTTTCTGCGGACCCCCCCCTGCAACAAATACACTTATTTTACCGGACCCCATATTCTGGAAACCCAAGAACACGCTATACGATATAGGGTTAAACCCGCACCACATAAGGCTTTCAGGCGTTCCTAGTGACGAACAAAAATAATTGCGATTCCTGAGCAATCCCAAGCCCCATAAGGTGTTCCGCTGTTCCGTAAATTTGTTCGGATATATCGAGTAGAAACCCAAAAAGAACAAAAATACGCCCAAAACGTCCTATTTAGGACAATTCAAACCCTATCCAACACACCCCACACTGAAAAATCATACTCACTCTCTACTCCCTACATGACTCACTTTCCGCTCTCTATATGCGTAACTTGTGATACACTGTTTTTCATCGTCTCATTGGGAGGCGACCCACTTTAGGAACAATCATGGCAAAAGGCGTACGTATTCAACCCGTAATTCCCCAGCAGATCTATGATCAACTTGTAGCGAAGGCCAAAGAGTCGGGCTTATCTCATTCTCAGATCATCGCCAACCTGATACATACATACCTACCCAAAGTACACATTCGTATAGAAAAACCCATCGACCCCAAGCGGCGATACAATGAGCTGGTCAAACAGATCAAGCCTTATGTGGACAAGGTCAATGCAGGGACTATCACGCGGACAGAGCTTGTTGCGATGGACCCAATCTCACGGGAGATTTGTGAGGTCAGACAGTTGATGGGTATGGAGTCAGGCTACGTTGATCGGGTAGCGCAATTCGATAAAAACCGTGCGGAAGCTGAAGCCACTATTCACCACATGGAGCACGAGCTAGAACAACTGCAAACCCTCAGCCGACAATCACCCTTAGACGACGTGGACACCTACCGCGCAAGAGAGTTGCTAGGTCTAATTAAGCAGTATCGATATGACTTAGACGTGGATTATCCACTATAACAACCAAAACACCGATAAAATAGAATATCGGTTGACAACGGGGCTAGTTCGTGTATAATGATAAGTATTGGTAGAGCATATATAGTGTTTGCCTTGTCTTTCATTGTAATTGCCTCTAGCCCCGTTCTTTAACAATTTGGTTCTTGTACTAAATAGGACGGCGACACTTACACTACTTTCTTTTGGTGTGTTGTCCTAATTAGT